AAGAAGATTGAAACTGAAATCAAAGTAACCAGTGAGAATATTTCAAAAGCGTATAAAGATACATTTGATGTTATCAACAAGAACAAACTTGCGGAAGTATCAGAGGTTGACTTTATTGTCTTCAAGGAGAATTACGAAAAATTAGGTAAAGACGTTACCACTATTGGAAAAGGTTTTACAACAACATATCAAAGGGATATTGTAAATTTCTTATTGAAACAAAGGGAGTTAGTAATTGACCCATACGAAACTCAAGGTCTTAGGACTACAGAACAAAGACAACAGGAATTACTTAATGTTGAAAAAAATTATGGTCAAACAAGATTAGCTATTATTAATAGATTTGCGGAAGAAGAAATAGCATCCGAAAAGAAGAGATTAAAATTAAAGAAACTTGACGAAAAGGTATTGGATGAAATCAATAAGAATGCTATCGCAAGATATGATAGATTCTTGGAAACATTTACCGATACAGTACAATATGAACAAGGTATTAGTAGAGTTATCTTAAGTATAACAGAACTTAATGGTGTGTTAGCGACCCTGACACCTGAACAGGTAACCAGTGGATATTTCCTAAAGTATTCAGACCAGTTATTAAAACTTGCTGACTACACGTATAAGAACGTAGTTGTAACAGGTGATAAGGTTGAAGAGTATAATAAGTTCTTGGGGGATAAAATCATTGCAATAGACAAGGATTTAATCAACAAGAGAACAGACAATTATAGTGAATACGCGTTGGACATTGAGGACTTAGAAAAACAATTACAACAACAAGGAATCAATACACAAAACTTAACTCAAGAAACAAAACTTGAATTATTAAAAAGATTTATACAAAAACAAATTGATGAAACATCCAAAGGTGGTAAACAAACTGAAGATGTGGAAAAAAGTTCATTCCAAAAAAGATTAGATAATCTAAAACAATTCCTACAAGATTTTCAAGGACTGATTGGTCAGGTAGGTCAATTGACATCTGATTACTATTCTTATGAGTTATCAAAGTTAGACAAACAGAATGAACAGATTACCAAGAAGATTGTAGGTGATACGGAACGTGCTAATCAATTAAGATTGGAACAAGAAGAAATCTACAACAGGAAAAAAGCACAATTAGAAAAACAAGCAGCGAGAACAGCATTACAGATTTCATTAGTTCAAGCGATAGCGAACACAGCGGAAGCGGTAACCAAAGCGTTAACAGCAGGCCCTGTTTCAGGACAAATCCTTGCGGGTATCAGTGCGGGTATCGGTGCTATTCAAGTTGGTTTAATAGCTAAACAATTGTCTGAGGTTGACAGTTATCAAAGAGGTGGTATGATTAAAGGACAAGGGGGAATGGTTGTTGGCCCATCACACGAATATGGTGGTGTTAAGTTTCAAGGTGGAGGTGTAGAATTGGAAGGTGGCGAGGCAGTTATCAATCGTATATCCACGATTAAATATGCAGGACTACTTAACCAAATTAATCAGAACGGTGGAGGTAGACCAATATCAGTAACTAACTTTGATGATTCAAGAATCGTGGAAGCGTTATCAAAACAAAAGAGTGAACCATTAAGAGCATACGTAGTGGAATCGGACATAACAGATAAACAACAGATAACACGTAGATTAGAACGTTTATCACAGATATAATTAAAGATATTTATTAAAGATGTTAAGAATAATAGATTTAGACATTGATGGTTCAATAACAGGGGACACTGGTGTTTGGGAGGTAGCGTGGGTTGAATACCCCGCGATTGAAGAAGAGTTGATGTTTTTTGGAAGACAACAATTTTATGTAGCACCCGAAAGAGTTTCATCCGTAGCGTGTCAAGCAATCAAACAAAATGATGAACGTGGAAACCCTGCAGCGACCCAAGTAGGAAAAGTTCGTGGACAACAATTATGTAATAGGAATGAAATTTCATTGGAAACAATTAAGAGAATGAAATCATACTTAGAACGTGCTAAGGTTTACAACACGGACAATTGGGATGACAACGGAACTATCAGTTGGAAACTATGGGGTGGACAACCTGGTTTAGATTGGGTTGATTCAATTCTTAACTCATTGGAAGGTAAAGAAGAATTAGCGGAACTTGAGGATGCGTGTTGGGAAGGATACGAACCAATCGGTATGAAAGAAAAAGATGGTAGATTAGTACCAAACTGTGTTCCCATAGAAAACTCAAAACAAGAATTTGTATCACCACGTTCAGGTGAATCAAAAGAAGATTATATTGGTAGATGTATTCCTTACGTTATTAACGAAGGTAAAACCCCTGATGAAGCAGCAGGAAAATGTTATGGAATGTGGGAACAGAAATTCGCTATTGGTGATAAAGTATCATTTGATTGGGATGAAACATTAACTGACCCAAAGTCAATTCCATTATTGGAACAAGAACGTAGAAAAGGTTCTGTAATCTATATCATCACTGCACGTCAGAATGTATCAGATTCAATGAATAAGTTCGGTTCTAAGTACAACATACCTTCAAGTAGAATTATTGCAACAGGGAGTAATTCTGAGAAGATTAACAAGGTAAATGAATTAGGTGTTATCCGTCATTATGATAATAACCCTGATGTAATATCAAAGTTAGGTAAAAAAGGAATTAAGTTTGATTACGATATTTCCAACTTACCAGACTTTGTTAACTATCCAAATTCAGGAGACCCAAAATCAATGTTGATTAAACCTATCATTGGTGGAATGTATATGTCTGAAGATTGTGGATGTATGAAAAAAGAAGAGTTTGACTTACTTGGATACATTGATGGACAACCAATATTTTCTACCCCTGAGGATGCGGAACTATACGGTTCAGAAGTAATGAATTGTTCAGGTTCACACGAACACGAAGATGAAGATGGAAACGTTGTTTATATGGCGTGTGAAACACACCCTGAGAACTTTAGTTTTAGTGTTGAAGATTATTCTGATGAAGAAAAAGAAGTGGTTGAATTATTACAACACTTACGTAGAACAGATGTAGAAAAATTTGAAGCAGTAATCAGTTCATTAAATGGTTCAACCAAACAACAAATCATTGAACGTAATCACAAAAGACCAACAGTTTATTATCAATACGAAAGAGTATTATCTGGTTTTCCCGATAGAGATTTCTGTATGAGTATTGAAGGTAGATATTTCCGTAGAATGGAAATTGATTTATTAAGGGATACAAATAAGAACTTTGGACACAATAGGGATTCTTATTCCAAGTGGTTATACAAAGGTGGGCCACAATGCGTGCACGCGTGGCATAAATACTTGGTTCAGGAAAGTGTATTTTCTGACGAAGGTATGGCGACAGGGGTAGCAGGACAAGCACCTCAGTCATTACCAGGAAAAGGATACTATCCAGGAACACCACGTTATCAAGCGAACCTATCAAAACAGGACATCAAGTTATATGATGATTTAACACCTGTTGGTTGGGTAGCGGATTTACCTTACTACTACGACCCGATACTCGCGTCAGACGCGTCTTACTTATTAGGTTGTGGGGGAATATATGAACAGATGGAAATTGACGGAAAAACAATGTTCCAATCTTGTTCAACAAAAATGAAGAAAGAGACACCAAAACAAGAACAAATCTTTAAAACAATCAAAGAAAAAAGAATGATTTACACACCATTAATGATACCAAATATTTTGATACCAAGAATGGATGATGTATCAGGGGAACGATACTTTGTAAAGTTCACACCTGAAGTGATTGAAAAAATTCAACAAAAGTTTATGATTGAACAAAGGTTAAGAGATACAAATCTTGAACATACTGACAAAAAGTTTTCTGATGCGGTAATGGTAGAGAGTTGGATTGTTGATGGTGAGTCCGATAAAGCCTATTCAATTGGTTTTACCAAAGACCAAATTCCTGTAGGCACGTGGATGGGAGGATACAAAGTCCTTGAAACTAATGAAGGGAATGAAATTTGGGATAAATATATTAAGTCTGGTAAAGTCAAAGGGGCATCCGTTGAAGGTAATTTTATATTAAACTTTTCACGTGTAAAAACTGATGAGTATTTATTAGATGAAATAATTAACATATTAAACGAAATTAATTAAAATGAACGCAACAGAAGCTATTAACAAAATCGCATCATTGTTGAATCTTAACTCTAAGGTAGAAAAGTTTATGGTAACCAAACTTGAAGATGGAACAACAGAAGTATCCAACAACAAGGAAAGTGAATTTATGATTGATGATACATTGTACATCGTTCAAGAATCAACCCTAAAACCAGCACCCGAAGGAGTTCACACTACACGTGAAGGATTAAAACTTTACGTAGATAGTGCATCAATAATCGTTAAGATTGAATCTGCATCAAATGTAGAAGAATCTGAAACTGATGTTGAAGTAGAAACAACAAGTGATATGATGTCATCCGCAGTCCTTACTGACGGAACAAAAATTGAAACTGATGAAGATGGTGAATTTAAAGTTGGTCAACAACTTTACGTTATCACTGAAGCAGGAGAAAAGGTAACAGCACCCGAAGGTGAACATACCACAGAATCAGGAATTACAATTGTAACTGATGGTGAAGGTAAAATCACTGGTGTTAAATACCCTGATTCAACAGGTGAGGGGTCTTTGAGTGAAGACAAAAATGAAATGAAAAAAATGAAAGAAGTGATGTCAGAAATGGTAGGTCTTCTTACAGAACTAAACAAGTTCAAAACGGATTTTGAATCCATTAAAAAAGATTTTGAGGAATTCAAAAAACAACCTGATAGAAAACCTGTAGTAAAGACAAACTTTGCTAAAGAAAACATTATGGATTGGAAATTAGAATTACTTAAGAATTCAAAAAAATAAAAAATAAAATAAAAAATAATTAAACAACAACATTAAAATTATGGAAAATAATAAGAAAAAAATGGAGTTCAATTATGATTTAACAGCGCTGCCTGAGTACAATTCATACGGCTCAGAAATGTTGATAAAGTCATTTTTAGGACTTACCTTACCACGTTATTCATCGGTAAAACCCAATTTAAAAGGAACAACTGAAAAAGTTGGTTTTTTAACTGATGATGTATTTTTGCAAGATTTGAGCTGCGGATTTACACCAAGCGGCACGACAACTCAAGATTTAGTAACGATTGACCTTTGCAATAAAAAGATGAACATGCAGCTTTGTGCTTACGATTTGTACGATACGTACCTTTCTCAGTATTTATCTAACTCAAATTTCCAAGAAGCGGTTCCATTTGAACAGGCTATATTGGAAGATATTTCAAATCGCGTATCTAACGAGATTGAAATTCAATTGTGGAGAAACACTACTGCTTCAGGTGGAACTCAATACAACTCACAGTGTTTTAACGGTATGACCGCTTTAATTACTACGGGCAACGGAGCTAATAGAATAGCATATACAGCTGCTACTCCAACAAATGGTTTAGAAGTAT